CGGCCCTGTTCGACTTCAAGCTCACCGACGAGGGTTACATGGGCGAGGACTTCCTGTTCTGCGACCGTGCCCGCGAGCTGGGTTATGAAGTGTGGGTCGATCCGACCATCAGCCTCGGCCACATGGGTGTGCAGGAGTACACCGGTAACTATGGGGACGACGTCCTCTACCCGATGGTTGTTCCACAGAAGGATGTAGCATGAAGAAGCGTTACGCTGATGGTGGTGGGGTAGACGAAGAACTCGTCGTCGAGGGTATGCGCCCTCAGAACTTCAACCTTGCTTCTCTGAATCGTGGCTCGTCCAGCGGTGGTATGGGCCCGTCGATGCCGGGTGGCGGCGGTGGTATGGCTGGTCCTGCAATGGGCTCGGCTCCGGCTCGTGCTCCTATGCCGATTGCCCGCACTGCTGGTTATCTTGGCCCTACCATCCGTGGGGAAGGCGGCGAGCGTGTGTCCCTTGGCGTTGGCCGCCGTGGCGCTATTGGCGCTGGTGCAGCTATCCCATTCAAGAAGGGCGGCAAGGTCAAAAAGATGGCCAAGGGCGGTTCTACGGCCTCTAAGCGCGCAGACGGCTGCGCCACCAAGGGTAAGACTAAAGGAAGGTTCGTCTGATGGCTAAACTTGATCCTCTCAAAGTGTTGCTCGGTCCTCTCGCTGGGGGGACCATCTACGACTCACCCGCCGCGCATCTTTTTGGTATTAAAGACCCAGAGGAAGTTCGTCGCCTCCGTGCTGCGGAAGAAGCTGAAGCAGAAAAGAAGGCTGCTGCCGCCAAAAGCGGCATGAAGCCGGCTGGTGGCATGAAGCGCGGCGGCACGGTCAAGAAGATGGCCAGTGGCGGTATGCCGTCCATCGAAGAGTCGCTGAAGAGCGGCAACCGTGTCTCTGAGCAGGTTGGTAAGGAAACCAAGAAGCTCATGCCCCCCAAGAAGCGTACGATGCCGTCCCCCGGCGAGTCCGTGAAGTCGGGCAACCGCATGTCTGGCGAGGACGCCAAGGACCTGAAGGCTGTCAAGAAGTACGCCAAGGGCGGCTCCGTTAGCTCGCGTGGTGACGGCTGCGCGGTGCGCGGTAAGACCAAGGGGAAGATGGTCTGATGGCTAAGTCCCCGGCTTGGACGCGCAAGGAAGGCAAGAACCCCAAGGGTGGCTTGAACGCCAAAGGGCGTGCGTCCTACAACAAAGCCAATCCGGGGAAGCCGGGGCTCAAGGCCCCGCAGCCTGAAGGTGGTGCCCGTAAGAAGTCCTTCTGCGCCCGGATGTCCGGGATGAAGAAGAAGCTGACGAGCTCCAAGACCGCCAACGACCCGAACAGCCGCATCAACAAGTCCCTCCGGGCGTGGAAGTGCTGATATGACCGACGACGCAAAAACTGCGCTCGATGCGGCTTCGGTGTTCACCGTTGTTGGAACTTTAATGGATATGCTTCCGGCTGTTGCCGCCATCTTCACCATCATCTGGACTAGCATTCGTATCTATGAGACAGATACGGTGCAAAAGTTTCTCGGAAAGGACTGACATGCCTAGCAAGACCCCCAAGCAGAAGAGCTTCATGGCAGCAGTCGCTGCTAACCCCAAGTTCGCCAAGAAGGTGGGCGTTCCTTCCAAGGTCGGCAAGGAGTTCGCTATGAAGGACAAGAAGATGGCCGATAAGACCGGTCGTGCGATGACCAAGAAGTCAGCTGACACGATGGGCCGTGCGATGCCGAAGATGGCCTCTGGCGGTGCATGTAAGGCCGCTGGCGGTAACGTGTCGAAGCGCGCTGACGGCGTTGTCAAGAAGGGCAAGACCGACACCAAGATGCCGAAGATGGCCATGGGCGGGAAGAGCTGCTGACATGCGACCGAGTCGGGGTATGGGTGCCATAGCGGCATCTAAGATGCCAAAGGCGAAGACTATTCGTCGGAAGGACAACCCCGACGAGGTCACCATGTACGCCAAGGGCGGCAAGGTGAAGGCAAAGCGCATGGCCGAAGGCGGCAGCACCAAGGACGCGTGCTACTCCAAGGTTAAGGCGCGCTACAAAGTCTTTCCTTCCGCCTATGCCTCGGGTGCTATCTCTAAGTGCCGCAAGGTCGGTGCCAAGAACTGGGGTAACAAAGGTGGCAGTTCGTAAGACCGAGAAAGGCGCTTCGCTTAAGCGCTGGTTCCAAGAAGACTGGAAGGACGTCCGTACGGGTAAAGCCTGCGGGCGTCAGCCGGGTGAGAAGCGCGGCACACCTTACTGTAGACCTAGTAAGCGTATTTCTGATAAGACCCCCAAGACGTCGTCGGAGATGACTCCTACGGAGAAGAAGACGCGTATCGCTCAGAAGAAGCGGTTGGGGCAGCCTCCCGGTGCGCCTAAGCGCGTACAGGCAGCGCGGAGACAGAAATGACCACTAGCGGCACATCCACGTTTAACCTCAACCTTAACGAGCTCTTCGAAGAGGCGTTCGAGCGTTGTGGCGTGGAGATGCGCACCGGTTACGACTTCCGCACGGCGCGGCGCAGCCTGAATATCCTGACCATCGAGTGGGCGAACAAGGGTATAAACCTGTGGACAGTTGAGCAGGGCTCCATCCCCATGGTGCAGGGGCAGATCACCTATGAGCTGCCTGTGGATACCATTGACCTCATCGAGCACGTCATCCGTACGCAGTCGGGGCAGCAGGGTCAGACCGACATCAACATCAACCGCATCTCTGTGGATACTTACTCCACCATCCCGAACAAGAACGCGCAGGGTCGGCCTATTCAGGTGTGGATCAACCGCCAGTCAGGCGCGACCTATCCGCCGGGTGGACGCCCAGCAGGGACAAACACCACCACAGGCGTGGACCATCCGCAGATCAATGTCTGGCCGGCTCCGGAGCAGAGCAACTACTACACGTTCGTCTACTGGCGGCTGCGGCGCATCCAAGATGCTGGCACCAACGGCCTCGTGACGCAGGACATCCCCTTCCGCTTCATCCCGTGCCTTGTGGCCGGTCTGGCGTATCACCTGTCGCTGAAACTGCCCGGTGCGCTGGAGCGGTCTATGGGCCTCAAGGCAATGTATGACGAGCTGTGGCTGGAAGCATCGGACGAGGACCGCGAGAAGGCCCCGCTACGTATCGCCCCACGCCAGTATTTCCGATAGGTTATGCCCCATGGCCCATTGTTCTTGGCATGGGCTGCGGGGTTTTTCGACGGCGAAGGCTCTGTTTTTGTTGAGATATCCAAGAACAAAAACACTCGGCGTAGAGTACGTAACTTGCTAACCGCGTCCGTTACTCAGACGTCTACACCGTGCCTGAATCTGTTCAAGGAGCATTTTGGCGGTAATATAACGCCGATAACCAAGAGTCGGCGGCACCACATGAACAACTCTGTATGCTACGTGTGGCGCGTACGCAGTAAAGATGCGATAGCGTTCCTTGAAGCCATAGCCCCTTATGTGGTAGTGAAGAAGGAGCAAGTAGAGTTAGCGCTCCAGTACCCACTTACGTCGGCAGACGGTAGGAAATATGCGGGTCCCTATAACCCCCTACCTGACGAGGTTCATAACCGTCGTATGGAGATAGGGCAAAAACTCAGAGACATCCGGGCGTCGATGAAGACGGCTTCGGCAGTGAAGGAGGATATAAGTGCCTAATCGCTTTGCCTCCGGCAAAAGGGCAATCTCACAGTGCGACCGCTGTGGGTTTCGCTACAAGCTCAAAGAGCTCAAGCAGCTCGTTATCAAGACGAAGAACGTCAACATCTTGGTGTGCCCCACGTGCTGGGAGCCGGATCAGCCTCAGTTGCAACTGGGCATGTACCCCGTGGATGACCCGCAAGCGCTGCGCAATCCACGCCCGGATACGACATATTACCAAGCCGGTCTCACAGGCTTGCGGGAAGAAACGCAGGGCGAAGTGCCTAACGACAACGTGCTGGCATCTGGCACGCCATCGGGCGGTAGTCGCGTCATCGAATGGGGCTGGGCCCCGGTCGGACTTAATAACCCCTTGGGTTTATCTGGCCTGCAAAATGCGCTATTGATGCAGGGTCAGGTAGGCACTGTGACGGTAACGACGGAGAACTAAGATGGCCAAGGACGACATCAAGCAGGACAAGGCGATGGTTAAGAAGGCCGTGCATAAGCACGAGGCCGCCATGCACAAAGGTATGCCGAAGACCAAGCTCGCCAAGGGCGGCAAGACCAACATGCAGATGAAGACCCTTGGTCGGAATCTTGCTAAGATCGCCAACCAGAAAAAGTCCTCGCGGGGGTAAAAAACATGTCTAACGGCACTCCGAAGAAGGTCGCTATCGGCGCAAACAATAGCGGCTATCCGAACAACATCGCCAACACTCAGACCCAGAAGACGCGCGGCACAGGCGCGGCCACCAAGGGTACCGGGCACAGCAAGAAGATGGGCTGATGAACTACGCTCAGCTGTTCGAGACGATCAAGGGATACGTTGAAAACGACTTCCCCAACACCTCGTGGACCGACTCCACGGGCTCGGGAACGGTTACCCTGACGTCCACCGAACAGATCGACACGTTCATTGTCAACGCCGAAGAACGTATCTTCAACGCGGTTCAGCTGCTGGACCTGCGCAAGAACGTCACCGGCAACTGCACACTGGGTAACAAGTACCTCACAGTGCCCTCGGATTGGCTGGCCAACTTCTCCATGGCCGTCATCGACGGGGACGGGAACTATGAGTACCTGCTGAACAAGGATGTGAACTACATCCGGGGAGCCTACCCCAACCCCAACACGCAGGGGCTGCCGACCCACTACGCCTACTTTGACGAGAACTCGTACATCCTTGGCCCCACGCCCGACGCTAACTACGCTGTAGAGCTGCACTATTTCTACTACCCGCCGTCCATCACGACTGCGGGTACCTCGTGGCTCGGAGACAACTTCGAAAGCGTGCTGCTCTATGGCGCTCTGCTGGAGGCGTATACCTTCATGAAGGGTGAGGCCGACGTGCTAGCTGGGTACCAGAAGCGTTACGACGAAGCGCTTGCTCTGCTGAAGCAGCTGAGCGAAGGTAAAAACCGTGAAGACATGTATCGCAGCGGCCAAGTCCGCTACCCGGTGAGGTAATATGTTTAGCGCACTCGCAGGCGGTGATATCGGCAGCGTCATGGTTATGACGACGGAGGGGCGTGGCTTCACCCCCGAAGAGATTGCCGAACGCGCGCTGGACAAGATCATCTACGTAGGTAGCAACACGCATCCGGCTATCCGGGATCAGGCTGAAGCCTTCAAAGACAGCATCCGTGCTGTGCTTGTGCATTATATGCACGAAGCGGTGCGGTCGCATAACGTGACTCTGGTGAACAAATTTAAACAGGCGGGTCATCCAGAGCTAATCCCGATCCTCGACGCATAAGGATACCTTAAGATGGCAATTACTCAAGCAATGTGCACTAGCTTCAAGGCGGAAATCCTCCTTGCGGTTCATGACTTTCGCGCTACCGGTGGCGACACCTTCAAGCTGGCGCTGTACACCTCGTCGGCCAGCATCGACGCCAACACCACGGCGTATAGCGCGTCGAACGAAGTATCGGGCACCAACTACACGGCTGGCGGCGGTACGCTGGTGAACCTTGGCGTCGTGACGTCTAACAACACGGCTTCGACCGGTGTCGGCTTCACCGACTTCTCGGACCTGACCTTCGCCAACGCGACCATCACGGCTCGCGGTGCGCTTATCTACAACAACACGCCTTCGGCAAACTCGAACGCCAACACCACGCTGACTAACGCAGCTGTGGCGGTTCTGGACTTCGGCTCGGACAAGACCTCGACGGACGGTGACTTTACTATCATCTTCCCGACGGCGACCAACACGACGGCCATTATCCGGATCGCTTAAGGTGAGCTTCTGGGACCGCTTCGAGAGCAGCCGCGACGGCATCGAGGACACTATTGAGTTCACGATCCGCTTGGCGGTCGTGACGCTTGCGGCGGTCATCCTCGTCGTCGTTATCGCTATGGTCGCCGGCATGTTCGCGCCGAACCACATCGTGGACAGCAATAAGGTCTTTGAGATCATCGGCCCTGCGTTCAACACCATCGTCGGTGCGTTCGTCGGCCTGCTGGGTGGCCTGAGCCTCAACGCCAATGCGCGTGACAAGTCGGCGGAACCCGCCCCGGTCGAGCCTGACCCGGACCCAGAAGTCGGTGAGTTTAATCCTGTACCGTTGGTCCGCCCTGCTGACCCAGTTGTCGAAGACGATGACGATGACGATGACATGGCCCCGTGGGAGAAGTACCGCAACGATCTGCGCTACGATGCCAATGGCGACGGCGTGGTGGATGAGGACGACTTCCCGGATTGGCGTAATCCGGGGGCGTAATGACCGGCAATCTCTCCACAGTTGAACTGATTGGTCAGCTCTGGCCGGTCGTGCTGGCGTTCATCTCGTTGACGATCATCCTTGCCAAGATGGACGTGCGCCTTGGCGTGGCGGAGGAGAAGATCAAGACGCTCTTCGAACTCTGGAATAAGAAGAAGGACGAATGAGCCTCGTAGACCTTCAGAAAAAGATTGGCGTCACCGCTGACGGTGCGTTCGGTCCCGGCACGCTCAAGGCCGCCGCCGCTTACTACAAGCTGTCGCCTAACCGCGCTGCGCACTTCTTTGCTCAGACGGCACACGAGAGCGGCAACTTCACCGCGTTCAGCGAGAACCTGAACTACGGCGCGAAGGGCCTACGTGGTATCTTCGGCAAGTATTTCCCGACCGACGCTATGGCCAAGATGTACGAGCGCCAGCCACAGAAGATCGCCAACCGCGTCTATGCCAGCCGCATGGGTAACGATGATGAGTGGTCGGGAGATGGCTGGAAGTACCGTGGGCGCGGCGCGCTGCAACTCACGGGCAAGCTGAACTATAAGGCGTTCTCGGATTACATCGACCGCCCAGACGTGATGGAGAACCCGAACCTCGTGGCGGGTGAGCTGTGCTTCGAAAGCGCGCTTTGGTTTTTCGATAAAAATAAGCTATGGTCGATCTGTGATAAGGGTATCAACGACGCCGCTATCCTTGCCCTGACGAAGCGCATCAACGGCGGCACGCATGGTCTCGACGACCGCATGGTGAAGACGAAGAAGTTCGCTAACTGGCTCTAAGGAGAAAAGACATGCTCGCTGGTTATAAGACCTACATCACCGCTGGTGTGGCTATCGTCGTAGCGGTAGCTGAGTTCCTGACCGGTGACGCTTCGCTGGCTGATACCTCACAGCTGGTGTTCACCGCCCTTCTGGCTGCTTTTGTGCGTAACGGTATTAAGTAATGGCTCTCGTCCTTGCTGACCGCGTAAAGGACACCACGACCTCTACGGGTACGGGTACAATTACGCTTGCCAACTCTCCACCGGCAGGCTTTCAGTCTTTTACTGCGGTCGGCAACGGAAACACGACCTATTACACCATCGCTGGCGGCTCCCAGTGGGAGGTCGGCATTGGCACCTATACGTCCTCCGGCACGACCCTATCGCGCGATACGGTGTTGTCGTCGAGCAACGGTGGGTCTTTGGTAGACTTTGCGGCGGGGACCAAGGACGTCTTCGTCACATACCCGGCAGAGGAGTCGGTGTACCAAGACGGAGCAGTTATCAAGGCCGGGACGGCTATCCTTCCCGTCGCCAACGGCGGCACCGGCGCTGCAACGCTGACGGCTAACAACGTCCTGCTCGGTAACGGCACATCGGCGGTGCAGGTAGTCGCTCCCGGTACCAATGGTAACGTTCTAACCAGCAACGGCACAACGTGGACGAGCGCGGCTCCGGCTGCCAGCGGCGCAACTAAGGGGCAGGCAATCGCCTTTTCCCTCATTTTCGGCTTGTGAGGAACTAGGTCATGGCCAACCCGAATATTGTCAACGTCACATCCATTCTCGGCGACAACAGCAGCGTATCGCTGACCTCGACCTCCGCGACGCAGATCGTCAGCAACGCTGCATCAAGTGGTAAGGTGCTGAAAATCAACGCGATTCTTGTATCGAACGTCGATGGCACCAACGCCGCTGACATCACGATCAACAAGTACAGCGCGGCTGCACTGGGTGGCACGGCTTTCGCGATTGCGTCAACGATCTCAGTGCCGGCTGACGCCACGCTGATCGTCGTCGATAAGACCACGTCGATCTACCTCAAGGAAAACGAGAGCATCGGCGCTATCGCTGGCACGGCGAACGATCTTGTTGTAACTTGCTCGTGGGAAGACATTTCGTAACAGGAGGCGTTAGTGCCCCTTAGCAAGTTTCCGGGCGGCATTCTCGGCGTCGGGTTCAACCCGCTGCAGGCTCCGAACGCGCCAACCATCGGCACGGCGACGGGTGGTAATGCGTCCGCGTCTGTGGCCTTTACTGCGCCGGCTAACGTCGGCGGATCGGCTATCACCAGCTACGCCGTGCAGAGCACTCCGGGGAACGTCGGCGCGTCTGGCGCGTCATCGCCGATTACCGTCTCCGGCCTGACCAACGGCACCGCCTACACGTTCCGCGTCACCGCGCTGAACAGCTACGGGCCTTCGCCTGCGAGTGGGGCGAGTAATAGCGCGACGCCTGCTTTGCCGCAGTATATTGCTGTGGGGTCCACCAACACGCCCTTCGTCACAGCCTACCCTTGGTCTGGTTCTGGCTTCGGCACGAAGTTCACCAATCCTGCTACGCTGCCTACGAGTGCCGGGCGCAACGTAGCGTTCACCCCCGCAGCCAACGCCATTGCCGTAGCACACGAATCTACTCCATTCGTCACAGCTTACCCTTGGAGTGTCTCTGGCTTCGGGACGAAGTTTGCCGATCCTGCCACGCTGCCTACGGACGGGTGCCGAGGCGTAGCGTTCAGTCCGTCTGGCGACGCCATCGCCGTGGCGCATTATGTTACGCCCTTCGTCACCGCCTACCCATGGTCTGTCTCTGGCTTCGGCACGAAATTCGCCAATCCTGCTACGACCCCTACGGGTACTGGTAACGGCGTAGCCTTTAGCCCGTCTGGTAATGCCATCGCTGTAGCGCACGACACATCGCCCCGCGTCACAGCCTACCCTTGGTCTGGTTCTGGCTTCGGCACGAAGTTCACCAATCCTGCTACGCTGCCGACTGGTAATTGTAATACGGTAGCGTTTAGCCCGTCTGGTAATGCCATCGCTGTAGCGCACGACATATCGCCCTTCGTCACCGCCTATGCATGGTCTGGCTCTGGCTTTGGAACGAAATTCGCCAATCCTGCTACGCTGCCTGCGGGCCTTGGCTTTGGCGTAGCATTTAGCCCCGCTGGCGATGCCATCGCGGTAGCGCACTCGGGGTCTCCAAATATAACAGCCTATCCTTGGTCTGGCTCAGGCTTTGGTACTAAGTTCGCCGATCCTGCTACCCTGCCTACGGCTACTGGCATCCGTGTGGCGTTCAGTTATGCTGGGGATGCTATCGCTGTAGCACAAGACGGCTCTCCCGGTGTAACAGCCTATCCTTGGTCTGGCTCTGGCTTTGGAACGAAATTCGCCAATCCTGCTACGCTGCCTGCGGGCCTTGGCAACGGCGTCGCCTTCGGTGCCGGCTAAGGAGACCCCTATGACCACGCGCTCCTTCCACACGGGGAACCTCTGATGCCGAATTACAGCGGGGTCTGGTCGCTCGTGCAGCAGCTTCAGGCTGTGTCGGCGGGCCTGTGGCAGTTGTCGCCGCAGTATTTCGTTGCTGTAGCGCACAACGCTTCACCCTTCGTCACCGCCTATCCGTGGTCTGGCTCCGGCTTTGGTACAAAGTTTGCCGACCCGGCGACGCTGCCGGCTGGGATTGGTCGTAGTATAGCATTCAGCCCATCCGGCAACGCAATCGCCATAGCACACGGTAACACGCCTTATGTAACGGCGTATCCGTGGACCCGTTCTGGCTTTGGCACGAAGTTTGCTAATCCGGGTACGGTTCCTACCGGAGATGGTCGTGGCGTAGCATTTAGTCCTACTGGCAACGCTATCGTCATAGCACACAGTACCACGCCATTTATCTCACTTTACCCTTGGAGCGACTCAGGCTTTGGCAGTAAACGTGCCAATCCCGCTACGTTGCCTACAGGCACTGGAAACGGCGTAACGTTCAGCCCTACTGGTGATAACATCGCTTTGGCACACAGCACATCTCCCTTTGTCACCGTTTATGCATGGAGCGGCACCACATTCGGAACGAAGCGTAACAACCCAGCTACATTGCCTGCAGACAATGGCTTTAGCGTAGCTTTTAGCCCATCCGGCGACGCTATTGCTGTAGCACATGAGATCTCACCCTTCATCAGCGCTTATCCGTGGAGTGGCACTAGCTTCGGCACGAAGTTTACTAACCCCGCAACGCTACCAACAGGTGAGGGTTTCGGCGTGGCGTTTTCACCCTCTGGTAACGCTATCGCCGTTGCACACGGCAGTTCACCGTTCATCACCGCCTACCCGTGGTCAGGTTCCGGCTTTGGGACGAAGTTCGCCGATCCGGCTACGTTGCCTACAGGCACTGGAAACGGCGTAACGTTCAGCCCTACTGGTGATGCTATCGTCGTGGCGCACAACGCTTCACCCTTCGTCACCGCCTATCCGTGGTCTGGCTCCGGCTTTGGTACAAAGTTTGCCGACCCGGCGACGCTGCCGGCTGGCACCATTGGCTACGGCGTTGCCTTCGGGCTGATTTCATAAGGAGCACAACACATGATCGACCTCAACGAAGAACGCACCAAGATCCTCACTGACGCCTACGAGCACCGTCAGCGCGAGGTTATGCACCACCAGATCAACATCGACAACTACCAGTTGGCGCTGCAAGAGATTGCTGAGAAGCACCCCGACTGCGAGATTATGGCCGAGTTCGCCAATCGCCTGCGCGAACTACTCGGTAGCTCGATCATTGAGCAGGCGAAGGAAGTCATCATGCGCGACGTGATGGCCAAGCAACTGGAGACTAACTAATGTTCTACTATTTAAATCCCCCCGGCGGTTCGGCAGTGTACCCCTACACCCTGACTGATCTTCGTCTGGCTAACCCCGGCGTGAAGTTTCCCGTAGACATCACCGACGCCATCGCGGCTGAATATCACTGCTTCCCGGTGCAGCCGACTGAGCCGAGTATCGCTCCCGTTGGTAAGAAGCAGGTACGCGACCTACCGGAAAGCGTGGACGGTATGTTTTTTGAGCGCTGGAAGTTAGTGGACCTGACGACTGAAGAGACAGACGCACAGTGGGCTACTGTCCGCGCAGAGCGTAATACGAAGCTGGCCGCGTGTGATTGGACACAACTTGCTGATGCCCCAGCGGACGACCTTCAGTGGGCCGTTTACCGTCAAGCCCTGCGCGACCTGCCGCAGACACAGACCGACCCGTTTAACATCGTCTGGCCACCTGCGGGGTAATTTTTAATGAGTAACCGTTGGCCCGGCGGCCTGATCCGCAAAACCCCTGTAACGCCGGCTGGGCCATACCAGAACGGTGCGGCTCCGGGCGTGTGGACGCTTGCCGAGGCGGCTTTCTGGACGAAGCAGGGGCTGTGGCCGATTGCGGGGAATGCGCGACTTGAATACCTCGCCGTGGCGCACAGCACGACACCTTTCATCTCGGCCTATCCGTGGAGCGGCAGCGGCTTCGGCACTAAGTTTGCCAATCCAGCTACTCTGCCTACAGGCGACGGTGTAGGCGTGGCGTTCAGCCCATCAGGCAATGCTATCGCTGTAGCGCACGGCATAACACCCTTCATCACGGCCTACCCGTGGAGCGGCTCTGGCTTTGGCGCAAAGTTTGCTAACCCGGGTACGCTGCCCCCTAGCACTGGTAGAGGCGTAGCGTTCAGCCCAGCAGGCGATGCCATCGCTGTAGCGCATACCACATCGCCCCGTATCTCCGCCTACCCTTGGAGCGGCAGCGGGTTCGGGACTAAGTTTGCTGATCCAGCGACGCTGCCCACGGGCGATGGCGAAGGCGTAGCTTTCAGCCCAGCAGGCAACGCCATCGCAGTAGCGCACGGCTTCTCCCCTCGTATCACTGCATACCCGTGGAGCGGTTCAGGCTTTGGTACAAAGTTTGCCAACCCCGCGACACTGCCTACGAATACCGGTCGGGGCGTAGCTTTCAGCCCAGCAGGCGATGCCATCGCCGTAGCGCATGCTTCCTCACCATTTGTCACTGCCTACCCTTGGAGCGGGTCTGGCTTTGGCGCTAAGTTTGCCAATCCCGCTACGCTGCCTCCGAACGGCGGTAGAGGTGTAGCCTTCAGTCCCGCAGGCGATGCCATCGCCGTGGCGCACGACACAACACCCTTCATCACCGCCTACCCTTGGAGCGGTTCAGGCTTTGGCACGAAGTTTGCTGATCCAGCGACGCTGCCGACTGGAGGTGGCTACGGTGTAGCGTTCAGCCCCGCAGGCGATGCCATCGCTGTGGCGTATTTCACAACGCCTTTCATCACTGCCTATCCTTGGAGTGGCAGCGGTTTTGGCACGAAGTTCACCAATCCAGCCACGCTGCCGGCAGGAGAGGGCAGGGGCGTAGCCTTCGGCGCAGCATAAGGAAACCCCATGATCGAGCAACTCATCAGCCGGGTCTGGCCCACACCACCCACTACGTGATATAGTCCTGTGTCGCAGTTAGAAAGGAGGTAACGCTATATGTTTGGTTTTACCCCCTTCGCCACAGCACCGTTCGCGGCCCTTGGTACTGCTAGCGTAGAAGTCCAGCTTACTGGCGTCCAAGCCGAAGCTCTGCTGGGTACGGCTGCCGCAGGCGTTTTTATCTCTGTCGACGTAACCGGCGTCGAGGGGCAGTCTGCGCTTGGCAGCATAGCGCTTCAGACCAACAACAACATAACCGTAACCGGGCTCGTAGGTTCGGTCTTCCAAGGCACCACCGGTACCAGCGGTGACGCGGTTATCATCGAGGACGGCGTAGCCGGATTTGGTCAAGTCGGTATCGCTGACGCCCGCGCCACTTTCAGCGTAAACGTCACCGGGGTCGAGGCAAACGCGCTTCTTGGTACGGTGCAGGCTACTGCACCTATAAATGTCCCTGTCACTGGCGTAGCTGCTGACGCGCTCCTTGGTACTGTTGCTATCGCTAGCGGCGCAGTCGTTACGCTTACAGGGCTCGCAGCTGCGGGGCAGCTAGGCTCACCGACCATAAATGCAGCTACAGCTGTTACCATTACCGGCGTAAGCGCCAATGCTCAGGTGAGTAGCGTCACCGTAGGTGTCTTCAAGCGCGTCTTCGTAACTGGTGTCTCTGCTACCGGCGAAGTCGGTACCGTTGCCGTACGGGGTGCAACTGGTGTATACCCAACGGGTGTACAAGCCATCGGTAGCATAACGAACGTAAATATCTGGGGGGTCATCAACGACAACCAGACGCCGAATTGGCAGCCTGTGGACGACGCGCAGTCCAGTACGTGGACATTGGTGAACGATGGTAATACGGTAGTTTGGGTAGAGATACCGACGTAAGGGACGAAAATGCCGAGCACTTACAGCAACCTCAAAATCCAGCTGATGGCCACGGGTGAGAACAACACCACGTGGGGTAACGTCACGAACGACAACCTTGGTGTCGCCATCGAGGAGGCTATTGCTGGCTCTGCGGATGTCACCTTCTCCAGCGGCGATGTCACGCTGACGCTCACCAACACCAACGCTACCCAGACGGCGCGTAACATGCGCTTGCGCTGCACCGGTACAACGGGCGGAGCCCGTAACCTTATCGTGCCTGCCATCGAGAAGGCGTACATCATCCAGAACGACTGCGCGGACGCCATCACGGTCAAGAACTCCTCCGGCACCGGTATCGCCGTTCCGGCTGGCAAGACCATGTGGGTCTACAACAACGCCACTAACGTGGTGGATGCGGTTACGCACCTGACGTCGCTTACGGTAGCTAGTTCGATCACAAACCAAGCACTCACCAACCCCACGGTGACCAACTACATCGAGACGCTTTATGCGCCTGCAGCTGGTTCCTCCTTCACGGTTGCGCTATCTGACGGCACGGTGCAGCGGTTCACAACCAACGCCAACACCACCATCACGCTGCCTGCCTCGGTCGCAGGTAAGTCGTTCGTCATCATAGTGCAGTACGGCGGCGCTCACACCCTGACATGGGCCGGCGGCTCCACGTTGAAGTGGAACGCTGGAGTCGCCCCGATTGCTACAAGCGTCAACGGTAAGATTGACATCTTCTCCTTCTTCCAAGACGGAACCAACACCTACGGGTCTACCTTCGGGCAGAACTTCTGATGTTCTCTGCCGCGTCTAAAAGCGCCAGTGGGGGCAAGCTAATTACCGAGACGTTCACGTCTAATACGACGTGGGTGGCACCTGCGGGTGTAAGCGTACTGCGCACCATGAGTGGTTTTGGTGGGGCAGCTACTCCCGATACTCCTGTTAGGGCTGGTGTAACGTTTTCGTCAGTAGGTTCGGCAGCTTCTACTTTTCCTGAGCCTCCATTTGCGCAGTGGAGCTACCTATACTCTACCATGACAGGAGCCGCCGCCACTGTTGCTGGGGGTAGCGGTGTTCGGTTAGTTTTGTTGCCTAAACTACTTGTAACTGTGGGTCTTGGAGACACATGGTCGAACAACCTTACCTCAGAAAATATATGGATTAACGGTACTTATAACAACGTGTACGCAACTGGAGGTGCTTTAACCAGCGGTAATATTACATATCCCACTGCCTCTGCCGCGTGGGTATTAGAAGTAGATACCTACTCGTTTGGTTCCAACGGGCCTGCTACTACCGCAGTAGGTAAAACTTTCCCCGGCGGTACGCTTGGGGGCAGTGTGCCACTTCGCACCGCTGTTGCTCCTGTGACAACAACCTTTACCGGTGTAGCCGTCACCCCCGGTGTGTCCTACTCTTTCGTCATCCCCTCGGGTGGCTCACTCACGATCACTTACATAGGGTAAACCATATGCCCTTCATCAAGCTCCAGTTTAAGCCCGGTGTGAACCGCGACCAGACCGACTACTCCAACGAGGGCGGCTGGTACGAGTGCGACAAAATCCGGTTCCGTTCTGGCTACCCGGAGAAGCTTGGTGGCTGGGTCAAGGCTACCCCTCGTACGTTCATCGGCACCTGCCGGCAGATGTGGAACTGGGTCACTACGTTCTCGGACGACCTGCTTGCTCTTGGCACCAACGAGAAGGTCTATATCGAGGTATCCGGCTATTTCTTCGACATCACGCCGGTTCGGGCTACGATCAGTACCACAAACTCGGACAACTGCGTCTACACGACCAACGGGTCGCGCACGGTCACGATCACAACGGTAACCGCTACCAACGCCGTCGAGGGCGCGTACGTTCAAATCTCCGGCGTATCCGGCGCAGTCGGCGGTATCCCAGCTTCCGAACTGAATGCGGACCATAGGATTGTGTCTTCCCTAAGCAACTTCTCGTTCACCATTGAGGTGGCTACGGCGGCTACGTCTACCGTGACTGGTGGGGGCGGCACGGCTATCGTCGTGCAGATGCAGATTACACCGGGCAACGCTATTGCTACTTTCGGCTACGGTTGGGGCGTCGGCACGTGGGGGCGTAATGCGTGGGGTCTGGGTGCTGACCAGCCGATTGTGCAGGCGCAGCGCGACTGGTGGTTCGATAACTTCGACAACGACCTTGTCATGAACATCCGCAACGGTGAAGGTTACTGGTGGGCGCGCGGTGCGACCGTTGATCCGCAGACCGCACTGGCTACTCGGGCTATTAGTCTGTCGGCTTACGCTACTGCGGAAGGATATACGGCAGCGTCGGTCCCCGTTAAGATTATGCAGCTGTTGGTGTCGCAGCAGGATAAGCACCTGCTGGCCTTTGGCGCTGTGCCGTTCGGCAGCACGAGCGAAGCGGACTTTGACCCCCTGCTTATCCGTTGGGCTGACCAAGATACACCGGGTGACTGGACCCCCGCAGTTACTAACTCCGCCGGTTTTCTGCGGCTCTCCCGTGGTTCTAGGATCGTGCGCGCTCTGCCGACCCGGCAGGAAATCCTCGTATGGACCGACTCGCACCTCTATACGCTCCAGTTCCTCGGCACGACGGACGTCTTCGGTGTTCAGGAGTACGCAGATAACATCTCCATCATGTCGTCCCGCGCCATGGCGTCGGCGGCCAACGTCACCTACTGGATGGGGCAAGACAAGTTCTATGCCTACACCGGTCGCGTCGAGACGCTGCCATGCTCGCTACGCAACCACGTCTTCAACAACTTCAACCTCAACCAAGCTGAGCAGGTTATCTGCGGTACCAACGAGCAGTGGAACGAGGTGTGGTGGTTTTACCCAACCGCCGACTCCGACTACAACAACGCCTATGTGGTCTATAACCACCTCGAACGCATCTGGTACTACGGCACTCTAGAGCGCACGGCGTGGCTCGACACGGCGGTCAGGTTCTATCCGCAGGCAGCCAACACAGCCGGGGGCGGCAGCACGGGCTTCCTCTACGAGCACGAGAACGGTGTGAACGACGACACTGTGGCTATGACCAGCTACATCCAGTCGAGTGACTTCGACCTCGACGATGGCGACCGTTTCATGCTGACCCGACGTATCCTGCCTGATATCGGGTTCGAAGGCTCCACGGCTACGACCCCCGAAGTCACTCTGCAACTGCGCCCGCGCAACTTCCCCGGTAGCGCAGTACGGGTAGACCCTGCTGACTCACAGCGCGTCATCAACACCTCCGTAGGTGTCTACACTGACCAAGTCTTCGTCCGGGCACGTGCCCGCCAGATGGCGTTGAAAGTCACGTCAGACCAGCTTGGGGTTCAGTGGCAGCTTGGCGCTCCTCGCCTTGATGGACGGCCCGATGGCACTCGATAGGTTCAGAGCGGCACCTCTACCCAACCCCCCGGCGCAGTACGACCCGCAGTACCTGCGGCAGGTGATTCGCGTCATCGAAGTCTACTTCTCACAGCTGGATAGCAACACACCCAACTACGCCCAGAAGTATACGGCGGACACCTTTAATGGTATCGCTGCTACTAGGCAGGTCACCACGACCGAGAAAAACGCGCTCTCCCCAGCGGCTGGGTGGGTCGTGTTCGATACGACGTTGGGCAAATTATGCGTTTATAGCGGGTCTGCATGGCAGACCGTGACTTCCGTTTAGGTTAGAGATATAAGCGTAGTGACAGGCTAAGGGCGTCGATATGCAAGAACTCACAGTCCCCCCGCAGACCACTGCCCCGTACACTCCGGCGGGCGGTTCAAACATGGCTGCTGCGCCGCGCCTCGGTACGCCGATCCCCGGCACTACGTCTTCCATGCCTATGCAGTCGGGGCTGTCTGTGTTTAATAACCCGATGGCTTCTGAGCTCCAGAGCGCACCGCAGCAGACTGCACAGCAGATGCAGAGCTACGGTCGCAATGGCGACTCTATGCTGGTCCACATGACCCCCGATGAGGTCGGCGGTCTCCAAAGTCTTGCCATGGCCATGGGCGGCTCACTCACCATCAATCCTGATACTGGCCTACCGGAAGCCAACTTCCTGAAGAAACTTCTCCCGACCCTGTTGGGCTTGGGCCTTACGTTTATCCCCGGTATCGGTCCTCTTGCAGCTGCGGGTATCGTAGGCGGCGGCCAGACCCTGCTTACTGGCGACATCAACAAGGGCCTCATGGCTGGCCTCCAAGCGTTTGGTGGCGCGTCTCTTGGTGGGGCTATCGCTCCTACGGCTGCTGGCGGTGCAGCTGCTGCGGCTAAGGCTGCTGCGGCTAAGGCTGCTGCGAGTACTGCCCTTCCCGGCGCGACTGGCACTGCTGCAAACATCGGCGCGGGTCTAACGGGTACTCCGGGCATTTCCGGTGCGGCGGCTAATCTGGCCTCTGCGGGCGCTCCAGCGATGTCTACCGGCCTTGGCACTTTGGGCACTTCGTTGGCACCTGCCGGTGGCCTTGGGGTTTCGGGTTTTGGCACCGGCGCAGCCGCAGCAAAAACTGGTCTCGCTGGCTTTGGTCAAAACTTCGGTCGGGCGGCTTCCGCTGGTTTGGGCGGCACGGCGGCCAAGGCCGCTCCTTATCTCGCGGGTTATGGCGTTCTCAGCGGGCTTAGTGAAGCTTCGCAGCCACCGATGCGCAAGCCAGAGGAATACGAGTTTAAGTACGAAGGTCCTTACGGCTTCCCGACCCGGCGTTTTGACCCCCGTGAATCTGGCCCCGGCGGTGAAATCCAGTTCTTTGACGAAGTGAACCCGCTGGGTGTCCTGACTAGCACTGGCCAACGCCGCTATGCTGAAGGTGGTGGAGTTGACCAACGAGACGCTGACGCCGCCGTTGCACGGCGGTACGGCGAGCTAATGGGTATGTACCAAGCTGATCCCACTAAGTTTGCGGGTTCGGCTGAAGACAAAGAGTTTCGGGGTTTGTATCAGCAAATCCAAGACATCGCGCAGCGGCAGCGCAACGCCAGCGCTCCTCCTTCCCCTCCCCCTTCTACTGGCGGCGGTGGCGGTGGCGGTCCTCCTCCCGGCGGCGGTGGCGGTGGCGGTCCTCCTCCCGGCGGCGGTGGCGGTGGCGGTCCTCCTCCCGGCGGCGGTGGCGGCGTTACCACGACTGCGCCCGGTGGCGACATTACGTCTACTACCGTGGGTCCAATCGGCAACATCAACCCGACCATGGGCGGTGTCACCGCTGGTACTGGTACGGGCGCTACGCTGAGCGACCGCGTTCTTTCTCCCGGCGCAACCCAGAGTGGCGCGGGTCTGGAAGCTCTTAAGGACGCGTACACCCCGACGTTCTCCAACGCGGCAAACTTCACGACAGCAGCTGCGCAGCCCAGCACCATGGGTGCGGACTTGTTCTCGGCACTTGGGCAGCTCTCGTCGCGCTACGGTACTAGCCCCGGTGCAATCACGGCATCGTCTGGTTATGAAGGCGGCTCTCCTTCGGAGCGCATCCGCGCTGCGGCTCGCGCAAGGGCTGCGGCTAATGCGACTACTGGTGGCGCTGCTCCTGCCGGCGGTGCTGGCGAAATAGACTTTGGTTTTGTAAACCCGCTGCCCATGGCTCCCGGCGCGATAAACCCGTTTAATATTGGTTCGCCGGAGTTCTTCAACCAGCTGCTTAATGGCAACGGCGGCGGCGGTGGCGGCGGTGGCTACTACATGCAGAACGAAGTCAACTACAACGCCAAGGGCGGCGAAGTGAACATGGATAACGGGGCTTTTGTCGTCGATGCGCGCACGGTTTCAGAGATGGGTAATGGTAGCAGCAACGCTGGTATTGAGCGTCTTATTGCTATGGGTGGCCGCCCTGTGCGCGGCGGTGGTGACGGCGTTAGCGATTCTGTGCCTGCTCGTATCGGTGGTCGCCAAGAAGCCCGCGTGGCGCGGGACGAGGTGATTTTCTCCCCGCAAGCAGTAAGCCGCCTCGGCAATGGCAGCCACAGCAGAGGCACCCAGAAGCTTTACGGTTTGATGGAAAAGGCGCATAAAGCTCGTAAGAAGGCCAAGCGTGGACAAGACACCAAGGTCGCTAAAGGTCTTGGAGCCCTAGCGTGAGTGAAGTTCATGTCAGCTTAGTGCCGACGGAACACGTTCTAAACGTGTGGCCGGCTGTGGTTGGCTACGTTGCTGACGCGCTTGCGTACACCTATGGGCGCTACGAACCTGAAGATACCTTGGACGAGCTGCTGGCCGGTACGCATCAGCTGTGGATTGCGTTTGAAGACGGCGACATCAATGGCGCGGTTATTTCCCACATCCTCCAGTACCCAAGGAAGCGGTTCCTTGGGTGCCCTATCGTCACCGGAGACGAGTTCAGCACGTGGAAAGCCCCGATGCTGGATATCTTGCAGCGGTTCGCCGCTGACAACGACTGTGAGGGTCTGGAAGCCACCGCCCGCCTTGGTTGGGCCCGTGTATTTAAAGACGATGGATACGAAGCCTTGTGGCAGACGTTCCAGCTACCGGCAGGAGTAAACCATGGGTAAGTCGTCAACGCCGCCCACCAACCAGACTGTCAACACAACGACGAACACTATACCGGAGTACGCTCGTCCGTACTTCGAAAACGTCATGCAGCGTACGCAGGCGTGGGCAAACAGTCCGTACCAAAACTACCAGTTCCAGCGCATCGCTGAGATGACGCCGGCTGAGCAGCAGATTCAGGCCAACACCCTTGCCATGACTGCCCCTAGGCAGTTTGCTGATGCTTCAGGTCTTGCCGCCGCTGCTGGGCAGGGGTCGCTACGCGCAGCTGACTATAACCCCACGCAGTTCTCCGCGCAGCAGATTGGGATGCCCACTCTCCAGCAGTATCGGGCGCAAGAACCCGGTATGATTGCGCCGGGGGAGTATAACGCTGCCCAGATGCAAGCGGCGCAGACGCAGTTCAACCCGGAGCTGGAACGCTTTGAGATGGACCGCGCGCGTGACGTTATAGCCCAGCAGTATAACGCGCCGCAGATGAACGCTGCCCAGACGCAGTTCCAAGCAAATCTTGAGCGTTTCCAGATGGCGGGGCCGGAGCGCTTCGGTCAGGCGCAAGCCTCAGAGTATATGTCGCCGTACATCCGCAACGTGCTGGATGTTCAGAAGCGCGAAGCGGCTAACGATGCGCGCAAGGCGCAGCTTGCCCAAGACCTTGGAGCCGCTCGGCAGGGTACCTATGGTGGTGCTCGTCAGCTCTTGGCTGCCACGGAACGTGAGCGCGCTCTTGGCCAGCAGATGGGTGACATCGAGGCCCGTGGTCTTCAGGCGGCATACGAGAGTTCACAGGGTCAGTTCGAGCGCGACCGTGCAGCACAGATGGCGGCGCAGCAGGCTAACCTGCAAGCGGCTCTAGGTGTTCAGGAGCTTGGCACCAAGACCGGTCTCGAAGCGGCACTGGCTAACCTGTCGGCTGACCAGCAGTCACGTGTCCAGAATATGGCGGCGCAGCTTCAGACGCAGGGGCTTAACGCTGAACAGGCGATGCGTGCTGCGCTGGCTAACCAGCAGGCTGACCTCACTCGCGGGCAGGCAAACCTGCAAGCGGCTTTGGGTGTTCAGCAGCTTGGTACTCAAACGGGCTTGCAGGCGGCACTGGCTAACCTCGACGCTGCCAGCCAAGCCAACGTGCAGAATCTCGCGGCGCAGAACCAGATGACTGGGATGAACGCCGACCAAGCACTTCGTGCTGCACTGGCTAACCAGCAGGCGCAGGCAGGGACCAGTCAGCAAAACCTCCAAGCGGCACTGGCTACTCAGCAGCTGGGCGTGGGATCAGGTCTCGAAGCCATGCGGGCTAACCAGTCGTCGGCTCTTGAAGCACAGCGCCTTGGCGAGCAGTCACGTCAGTTTGGTGCACAGAACCGGCTTGCAGGGTTCGGTCAGGCGGGTCAGATGGCCCAGACCCTTGGTAACCTTGGTCAGTATCAGCAGCAGACGGACCTCCAGCGGCTTCAGGCACAGGCGGCGGCAGCCGGCCAGACACGGTCAATGGAGCAGCAGCGGTTGGATCAGTATTATGCTGACTTCCTGCGCCAGCGCGACTATCCCATCGAGCAGCTGGGTTACATGAGCAACCTGCTGCGCGGCTTGCCTGTGGGTCTGAACACGACAAATATTACCTACGGTCCGCAGCCGGGTATGGCGCAGCAGGTTCTCGGTGGGGGTCTGGGTGCGGCGGCTCTTTCCAGAACATTTGGTGGTCCGTAAGGAGGATTAGATGCCCAAACCGTTTACCCTCCAAGCCCCGGAAGATATCGCCAAGGAATATGGCGGTAACAAACAGAAGATCGCGCAAGCGATGCAGATGGGCGTCGTCGACCCCACTGCCGGTACCCTTGCGGGTATGTTCATTGACCGTATGCGCAGCGCGCAGATGCAGGAAGGCGCTCAGCAGCCGTCCGTAGCGCAGCAGGTATTTGCCCCCCCAGCTCCGCCTGCTCCGCCAATGGGTGGCCCCCCGATGGGTGCTCCTCCTGCTCCACCGATGGGTGGTATGCCGCCCGGTGGGCCGCCGATGGGCGCTCCGCCTGCTCCTCCGATGGGTGGTATGCCGCCCGGTGCTCCTCCGATGGGCATGGCTGATGGCGGCTTGGCTGCGCTCCCCGTTCCGGAAAACATGTTCGATGAGCCCATGGACGGCGAGTATGCCGGCGGCGGCATCGTGGCTTTTGCTGATGCAGGGCCGGTGGGCTACATGCAAGAAGCTCCCGAAGACGAAGAACTGGAAGCCGTTGGATCGAGGGGTCGCTACGGGTTTGCCCCTACGTTTGAAGGGAATATGGGTCTTATCGAAAAGTACGCTCCACAGCAGAGTAAGTATGGCGATAAGCTGACTTCCTTCTACGAAGCTGAGATGAGCCCCGAAGCCCAGAAAAAGCGCCGCGACGAGGATAAATATTTTGCGCTTGCGCAGCTGGGTGCCACCATGGCGGGCACTCCGGGTAGCTTGCTACAGGCATTTGGTGCGGGTGTCGGTAAAGCTCTCCCCGGTCTTCAGGAAAGCGCCAAGGCACGCCGCGCCGAACAGCGAGACGCAATCAAGACGCTGGCTGCTCGGGAAGACATGACGAACAAGCAGGCTACCGACGCGTTCAGGCTCGCAGGCGATTTGCAGAAGGCATACGGCGGCTTCATGGATACCGAAGCGCAGCGTAAGCTTACGAAGGAAATGAACGAGGCGGATAATGAAGTACGGATAGCGGCCCAGCTGCTGGCTAATAAAGGCCAGAAAGATGTGGCTGTTATCAACAAAAACGCGCAACTGGATTACTTTACCAAGCAAGAGGCTAATCTTGTAAAGGACGTTAAGGCTAAGGCGGTGGCTGCACTGCCGGCGCTGCGTTCGACACTGGATAACCCGGTCGGCTTGGCGCATAATGCGTTTAGGAAAGCGCAAGCTTCTGGGAATAAGGCCGAGGCTGCGCTGGCAGCCGACGCAATCAGCGAAGCCGAACGTGCGTTTGTAGCTTCGCAGGTTGCCCTTGTCAGTGGAGGTACGCCACCGAGTCCGGGGGCTGAAGTTGGCTCTGTACCCGGTGGTAAGATCGTTGTACAAAACGGCAAGCGCGTCTTCGTTCCGGGGGGCTAATGCCTTTTGAAGTTTATGGCCCCGACGGTAAGTCGGTTACGTTCCCGGACGGCACGGACGACGCAACCGTTGTACGTGTGATGGGTGGTATCTACCCATCGGCTACTCCTGCTGCCGCAGCGCCTACGGCGAAAACTCCGTCCGTTGATGACACCAACATATTCCGAGATGTACCCGGAGCTCTGGTGAGCGGCCTTGGCCAGCTGGCTAAGTTCCCCGCAAACGTGTACGGGTTAACCACGGGCGACTTCGACACGATGGCTTCGCGCGCTGCGCAGGGTCTCACTGATATTGGTGAAGACATCAAAAGCGAAGGGCTGCGCGAACGCGAGCGACTGGCGCAAGAACGTATTGCTGCGCAAGAAGGGTTTTTGGGAGAAGCAGGTCAGACAATTAAGGAGTACGCGACCGACCCGCGCCTCCTCATGTCGGGTGCATTGTCCTCGCTGCCCAGCATGGTGGGTGGCCTCGGTGTCGGTGCGCTTGCTGGTAAGGGCGTAAGCAAACTTGCAGGCCGTAAAGCTGCGGAAGAAGTTGCAAAAGCAAAGGGTAGGAAAGCCGCTGTCGTAGGTGGTATTGGGGCAGCAGCTGCTGAGCAGGGAGCCAGTGTTGGCGAAGACACGTACAGCCGAGTTACAGCGCTCCCAGAGGAAATCCTTACTCAGTCTCCAGATTACCAGTCGCTGCTTGAAGCAGGGACATCCCCGGAAGATGCGCGGCAAGAGCTCGCGCTGAGCGCGGCTAGGAAAGCTACGGCGGCGGCTACCGCGCTATCGGCAGTTTCCGCAGGTCTGTTGCCGAGAGCCATTGAAAAAACTGTGTTTGGCGATGCAGTAACTGATGGCATCATCAAGCGGTCTCTAAAGTCGTTCGCGGGTGAGGCTACCCAAGAAGGTATCGAAGAAGGCGGCGGGCAGCTTGCGCAAAACCTTGCGGTGTCTCAAGCAGATGTAACTGCGGACCCGTTCAAGGGTGTCGGTGCCGCCACAGCACAGGGTGCTATCTTGGGTGGAGCTTTTGGTGCTCCTGCTGGCGCGTTTAGTGGTAGGGCACAAGCCGCCGCTCCCGGCCAAGAAGCACCTCCGGTCGCTCCGGAAGTTCAAGCTGAGTTCCGAAAGCTTGCTGCGCAGCAGGTCGCTGCTACCATGGCGGCGAACCCGAACATTAGCCAAGATGAAGCTACCACGGCAGTGGTTGCACGCGCAGACGTTATTCTGGAGCAGGCGAAGGCAAATGTCGAAGCGGCGCAAACGCAGGCGGAAACGGGAGCAGGACTGGATGGAGGAGCAAGTGGACCTAACGTGGCTGTCGCTGGAGCAGCTGGGCCAAGCGTTCCAGTTGCTGGCGCTCCCACGCCCACCGGACAAGCTGCCCAAACCGTTCCACAAGCTAAACCCGTCGGAGTGGCTAGCGTTGGAGAGCCTGTTGGTGGCCCTACTGGAGCAGAAGCAGGTGCAGACGGTACACTGACGCCTATTACCGGTAAGCAGGTCACAGCTACTATACCAACCATCGAGAAGGCGTTTGACGACAACGCCTTGGACTTTGAAGTTTATGGGGTCGAGAAGCTCAACGCCGAGCAGAAAAAGCAGGCCGCGCGCATCGTCCTGCAAAGCCCCGAAGTTGCCCCATACGATGCTATCGTCTCTGTGCTTGACCGTGGCGTAAAGGCACGTGGTGAACAAGTTCCATCGAAGACAACCATCGACATCAACGGTCAGAAGCGCACCATTGAGACCGCACCCACCCTCACTGGGTCACAGCAGCTTGCTGCTGAACTGGGAGTAACTGGAGAACGCTACCCTGCCTTGGAGCCGGCATACGTGCTACCCAAGGATAAGACCACCGAGAAGATGCGGGTTATTGCGCCGGTGGTTGCCGATATTTTCACGCGGGTTACCGGGCTGGATACCTCCAAGCTTCCCGAAGGTGACACGAAGAAGGCGTATAACTCCTCCAATACGCGCATCCTCAACGCCGTGCTGCGCGGGGAAGCAGTCAACCCCGAGACCATCGTCCAAGAGCAGGTGGCTCAGTACAAGGTCCCGCTTGCCTCGCAAGCGGCTGCGCCTACACCTACACCTACCCCGACCCAAACCGTTGAAGCCGAAGAAGACATCCTAGCCCCGGCACGGGGTGAGATGAAGCTGGCTGAGCGTAAAAATACAGTTCGCCCCCTTGTAAGTCTCTTCGCTGACGACGCTATCAAAGGTGTCAAAATCCCAACTGGGTTTGGCAGCGCAGACCTAGACGCCGTCAAGAAGCAGGCTACCAATCAGGTAGCTAATCAACTGGCCAAGGGGCAAGATGTAGACGCCGCCGCAGTGGTTGATACCCTGCTACGGAACCGGGGCTTTGCTATCCCCGAACGCGCTACCGCTACCGCTACCGCTACCGCTGCTGCGCCTGAGCCTACGTCTGTGGCTGCGCCTGAGCCTACATCTGTGGCTGCGCCTACACCCGAACCGGAATACACCCCGCAGCAGATTGCGGAGCACCTTACATATTTCTCAGTGCCCGAAGCCCAGTCTCGTGGGTACGAGCCCAATACCGACCGATTTGGTATGTTCACTGAAGGCGCGCGTGACGTTGCCAATGGTGTTGAGCCTATCCCTGACCAGCAAATTCTCGAAGGGTTAGGGCAGGAAGCTCTCGACGCATACAAAGCTGGTATCCAGTGGGCGCAGGATAGCGTTGCTGCCGCACAGGCCGCGCCTGCTAAGGTCGCTCCTGTTTCTCCGGCTAAGAAGGCCAAGCAGGTCAAGGCGGTTATCAAACGCAAGCCGGGTAAGACCGTAGCTGAAAAAGTCCTTAACATGGCGCAGGCGGAAGTTGACGCCATGCCAAAGGAGGACATGGTCGGTCAGGTTACACCGTACACCCCTGAGTATGAGACGATCCGCGCCAAGCCGGGAATTAATGCCACCCGCATGGCTAAGATGTTGGGTCCGCAGCTCTACGGCGACCCCACCAATATGGGTCAGGTCTGCATCAAGGAAGTCTTGCAGAACTCGTTCGACGCCACCCGTACAGCGATCAACGGCGGTCAGATTACGCAGGGCGAGATTAGTATCACCATCTCGAAAGATGGCCGCACCCTAACGGTCAAGGATAACGGGATTGGTATGACGCCCGAGCTTCTGGGCGGCAAATTCCTTGAAATTGCTGGTACCGCCAAGGAAGGCGACAAGAACGCTGGCGGCTTCGGTATCGCCAAGATGCTGTTCCTCTATGCCAACAAGAACATCCGTGTCTCCACGGCGCGTGATGGACGCATCGCTGAGATGGATGTGACGGGTGAGCAGCTTTTTGCTGCGCTGGACGACCCTAATCAGGCCCCGAATATTGAAATCCGGGAGCTCGAACCTGTAGATCAGTTGGCGTTTCCGGACGGGCACGGCACTATTATCCAGCTAACCATCCCTAAAGAGTCCGGTGACTACAAAATTAAAGAGCTCCCGCGCTACCTAGATGAAATTGCTTCGCTAGGACTCAGCCCGCTGTTTGCAAATATCAAGGTAACTTTTGATGGAAGTACCGTTCGCGGTCCCAGAACAGTTGATGTTGGTGCCAATTTCCCAGCCCAAGACTATACCCAGTTTGTCGGGGTAAAGTTTCCGTGGGGTGTGGCTAAGGTCTATGTCACCCGCGAACAGACCGGGCAGCAGTACGGTCGGAACATGCACATCCTGTCAAACGGGTTGTGGCAGTTCTCCACTGATGTCAACAAAGACCCGTCCAACATGTTTAGTGATCCGGTTCCGTACCGGTTCTACGTGGATATCGTGCCTTCGGTAAAACCGGATGAGCCGGGATATCCGTTCAACTTTAATCGCCAGAACTTTACCGATGACGCCAAGAGGGACTTTGGTAAGATCAAGAAGTATATCGACGCCATCTACGCCTACAAGAGCAGGGCGGGTGAAGCCACGAGCTTTGGTAACGTTCAGTATTTTGATGCACGGGGTAACCTTGGCCCCGTAATTGACCTGACTCCAAGTATCCCGGTGCAGGACACGTCCTTTACACGGGTTACCGTAGGCGATCAGATCACTGTCGATGAGAACGGTGCGCTGTTGGTTAACGGCCAGCCGATGCCTGAGCTGACTCCGGACGAACTGAAGGCGGGTATTCCTAGCGCTAGCGAGCTAAAAATTGATCCGGACCTTATCGACACCAACTCGGTCATGGTTCACGACAACGCCGACGTAGTCATTAACGCTACTGGTGAAAAACTGTCGATCCCAGACTACATGCGCCGCCAGTTGGGCGTGCGTTTTGATGAGTTTATGCTGTACAACGGCGCAACCTTCCTCACCCTGCGTAACGAGGTCGCTCGTGTCATGGGTTACAGGGGTCTCCGCGACGAAGCCATTGGTGTCTCCTTCGACCCGGAGTATCGCGGGGTCTCAATCCGGTTGCCGTTCTCCGGTAGCTTTATCAACCCGCTAGTCCCTAAGTATGCGGATGGGCTGCGCGCGGGCTACGGCATCTTTGGTACCATGGTCCACGAGCTTGCGCACCACAGGGTGCGCAATCATAATGCTGACTTCCCTGCCGAGATGCAGGACATCTTGCTGAACATGGAGTCAGACACAAATTTCGACTTCTACACATTCAAGGCAACGTTTGCGGAAGCCATCGCAAGGGATTACGCAGATATCATCAAGTTGGGCGTGGAGCTTTTCAATGGTAAAAACCCAGACATCAGCGTTGAATATCGCGGAAACCGTTTTACGGATGGCAGCCCGGAGCAAGCACCCGAGGGAGCAGGCGATAGCGGAGCTGGGGACGTACGCGGACCTCGCGGAGAAGGAGGCACCGGGGAATCCCTACTCGGTCCAGCTTATGAACGTCGTGGCGGCACTGGAGGCGGGAGCAAGCGCGGAACAGGCGCTAAGGGTAGCGCGCAACCCGTAAACAACGCCACCGTCAACAAGGTAGCAGCTGCCAAGCTGACCAAGGCGCAGACCAAGAGGCTGGAGGAAGCCGCTGGCATCCGTCGGATGAAGATCACCGGTATGCAGAAGCGTATTCTGCGTAGCCGTAGTGCGGAGGAAACGACGAGCCTGATGGGCAAGCTCATGCTCATCGCGCGCAACCCCAGCGAAGATGGTAACATCCTTACCAGCCTGTTCAACAGCGTTAGCGGCCCCTCGGCGCTCCAGAAACTGCTTGGGCCGCAGATGACTGAGGATGTGGTGCGTCTCGCCAACGCCCTTGGCCTGAAGAACGTGCAGCGTATCGACGACCTCATGCGTAATGAGTACATACCCTACGTCAACCGTATGGTCTTGAACGCCAGTCAAACGTCTGAGAAACTGGCGGACTTCCTGTCCCGTACGGAGCTGGGCGGGAAGGCGCTGACTGATGTCGTTATCTACGCAAACATGGTCGATGTAGACCCGTCGCTGGCACCCAACGCCACCGAGTACTTCAAGCTCGACAACAAGCTGGCGGAACTCAAAGCGGAACTTGCCAGCGAAACGGACCCTAAGAAACGGACTGCGATACAAAACAACATCAGCACCCGTCAGGGGGAAATCCGCCGTGCGTACACGGGCGGTGTTGACGAGCAGACCGAAGAAACCGTCTACGGCTGGAACGATCTGTCGCGCCCCGAGTTTGGCGGCGGCGCAGGTAAGCAGATGTTCCGTATGCTGCGCGATGAGTACCGCAAAACTTTCGACGAGCACTACCGGCTGCTTATGGCGCGTATTAACGCCGCCGATCTCAAGTCTGAGGATCGGATCAAGCTTAAGAGCGCGGTGGAGAAGATGTTCGCTGAAGCCAAGAAGCGTACCATCTACTTCCCCCTGAAACGCTTCGGGGAGTACTGGGTAACGGTCGGTAAGGGTAAGACCGGCGAGTTCCATATGTTCGAGTCGCTCACCGCCCAAGAAGCCTTCATGGCGCAGCTGCGCGAAGACAAAGATACCCGTGACGTCAGCTCCGGTTTTGGCCGTGACACCTTGCGCAAGGAGCTCACCAAGAACGACGCCAGTGCGGCGCTGAAAAATATTTTGGACCTTATCGCTGACGGTAAGGCGGCAGACGTGGACGTACTGGAGGAGAGTGTCCTTCAGCTGTACCTGACTGCTCTTCCGGAGTCCGACATGCGGCGGCGGTTTATCCACCGTAGCTTCAAGACCGGCTTCAGCACCGACCTGCTGCGCACCTATGCGTCGACCTCCATCGCTTCGGCTAACCAGCTGGGGCGGCTGGCGTTTAACTACAAGTTCGACAACCTTATCACAGCCGGACTCAAGGAGACCGAAGGGCGTCCAAGCAAGGCCAAGCTGGACACTATCACGCGGGAAATGGCGCTGCGCGTGAAAGGGATTCTGTCTCCGGACCCACAAAAAACCATCGACTGGTGGTTGAGCTTGGGCTCCAAGGCGACCTTCTACCTGCTGCTCTCTGCGCCGAAGTCTGCGGTGGTAAACTTGCTCCAGCTACCCATCGTTGGTTTGCCTACGCTTTCTGCTGAGTTTGGTGAGGCTGCCACTACGGCTACGATGGCGCGTTACATGGGTACCTTCCTCACCGGGAGTCGTATGGGTAACCCGTTCAAGGATAAGGACGGCAACCTCAAACTCCAGACACCGAAGTTCACACTGGAGAACAGCCCGTACATCCGAGAGCTACGTAAGACCGACCCTACTCGGTACGGCGAACTGATGAAGGCGTGGCGCTTCTTTGAAGAGCGCGACGTTACACAGAGCACCTTTACGGCAAGCGCGAACATATACGAGCGTAGTAATAAGCCTTCGGATAAGTTCAGCTTCATGCAGTCTCTGCGCCGTGGCGACACCGCCAGTGCAGCGCAGCTTGCCGTGGCTAACACCGGCCAACTCCTTGGCGCGTCTTTCCATACCTTTGAGCGTATTGGACGCGAAATCATGGTTATGTCGGCGTTCGACATGGCCTACGAGCGCGCCATCAAGCAGGGCAAGACACCCAAGGATGCCGGTAAGGAAGCACGTGAGCTGGCCGAGAAGCTGACCAGCAAGGCCATGTTTGACTTCTCGAACTGGAACAAGTCACGTTACGCAAAGTCGCGCGCGGGCCGTCTGCCGCTCCAGATGCGCTCGTATAGCCAGTCGATGACGTCGCTACTGCTCCGTAGCTTTGTGGGTATGATACCGCTCCAGAGGAACAAGGGAGGCAAGCTGGCGGCTGCGCGGATGTTCTTTGGTGTTGCCGCGATGACAACGCTCCTCGGCGGCCTGCGCGCTTCTCAGTTCTACATGCTGGCCTTGGGCGCATACGGCATCTACGAGTTCGTCAAGGAAACCTTTGGCGACGATGACGATGAAGAAGAGAAGGAGATCGAAGGCGGCTACGTCTCCGAGAAAACCATCCAGCGGGAGATGCTGAAATTTGCGGACGAGAAGGGCCGAGAGCTGTCCAAGAAGGACATGGATTACTTCATCCGGTCGGTGTGGATTCCGGAGACGTTTGGTCCGGGCGGTACGCTTGCAAACGCACTTGGCCTTAGCCCCGAAGCCGCAGCGAAGCTGGCGGCTATGGCTGACATGGGTCTGCCCGCCCTTGGTGGGGTGGATATCTCCAGTTCGGTGTCGTTGAACGACTTGTGGCACTCCACGCCGTCTAAGTCTGATGACCCGGAAGTTATGTTCCTTGAGACCTTGGGCCGCACGGTACTTGGCCCTTCGGCGGCGGTCCCCGCTGCCTTTTTCCGGTTTTGGAAAGAAGCCAACGCGGGTAACCTTGATAAGGCCGTTGAAGCGGTAATGCCCGCCGCCCTGAAGAATATATTCAAGGCCGCGCGTCTGGAGGAAGAAGGTCTGGTCGTAGGTAAGAACCGCGACGTCGTCCTTAAGGACCCTAGCTTCTACGACGTTTACACGTTGGCTTTACAGTCGGCGGGCTTCACCGAGGCCGGCACATCGCGGGCTATGCAGCTCGACATCAAGGCTGGAGAAATCGAAGAAGAGGTAGGCAAGCAGGCGACTGAGCTGCTTGACCAGCGGTATCGTGCGGTGCTGGAGTTCAACAAGAAGCCCACGGACGAGAACCTGAAAAACTGGAAGCGCGTCGAGCGGGACATCACCATCTACAACATGAACTTCCCCTCGAACACTATCACCGAGGAAGACAAGGACAAGTCGTTCCAGAGCAAGAGCAAGGTAGCCGGGGAGCGCGCTTACGGGCTGGGCTTCAACCCGAAAATTCCCGTGCGCCAGCCGTTGGCGGAACAGCGCGCCAACGAGATGCTGAAGGACCAATAAAAAAATCCCGCCGGCGAGGTCATGGGGGAGACCTACAGCCGGCGGGAGGGGGTGCAACACGGAAGGAGCAAACTTCCAGCTCCACTATTATCTTAGAGCCTCCAGAGACGCAACCCCTTTATGCTGTTATGCGTCTCTCCTCGAACGAATACGGCCACCTCCAGACGTTGGGCCTCTTGGTAGACGTCCTCCTTACCGGCTTGGGTATCCAAGCAGGGAATGAAGACTGAGTGCCCCTTCGGGAAGGTCACCCAGTCTATGTCGTAGAAGACACCCTCAATCTTCATCGGTCTTGGTGTATACCTCCAAGTCGAGCATATCCTCATCCACCTTCAGGTACAGGCAGTGAACGGGGTCCACCGTAACATTGGTGCCCTTGGTCAGACGGTAGGTGTCGCTCTTCAGGAGGCGGCCCTTCTCCTTCAGCTTGCGCGTCGTCTCCGCGTAGCTGATCTGGAACCGCACACAATATTCCTTAAACTGCTTGACCGAGACGTACATCATCTTGGTGTTTGGCTCGATACGCACCAGCAGCTCACCCTTGGGTTCGCGCTTCGGCAGCGGCTTGGCCTTGCTGCGCGCATCGCCGTCGTCGATGACCAAGATGTTCTGTATGCTGCGATACAAGTAGTCGCCCAGAACCTGCTCGACGTCATCCAGTGGGGCTTCGGTCTCTCCACGCATAATCTCAAGCCGCTGGCAGACCCACAGATAGATGCGTTTCAGGTCCCACGTAATCAGACCACACTCTTTGGCGTAGATAGCCCCGACAAGGTTGGCAGCGATGGTGGCAGACCAGAAGCGCTCACGGGGGAGCAGCTTCAGTTCCCGGTCGATCTTGGCCTGTGTGCTCTCCAGTTTCGCCAGTACCTCTGGCAGCTTGGAGATGATGTGCCGTAGGAAGATAGGACCAGCGTGGCCGTAGTTCTCCATCAACACCATGTCGAACATCTGCTTGCCGTACTCGGTGCCGACAGACTCGACGAGGCCGATGGGGTACTCGATGAGGCGCATCAACTCACCTTCTGGAGCGCGCTTCAACACGGACAGCTTTTCCGCAAACGATGCGTTGGCCGTGGACACGGTGATGGTCTGCCATGTGGTGTTGTTCTCGCGCAGCTCGTTGGTGCCCGACACCATGCGCTCTTTGCCCTTACCGTTAGACAGGCCGTAGAGCAGCTCGGAGTATTCCTCCGGCGACATGTTGGTCAGCTCGTCCATGGTCGCAGGCAGGTTGTTAAGGATACCCACCCAGAGCAGTCGCCCGTTAAGCGTGTCCTTCTGCGCCAGCCGCAGGTTCTTAGGGTGCCCATAGACGCTGTTGACCAAGTTAAGCACGGTCGACTTACCCGTACCAGAGCGTGGGTTGTACAAGTTGATGACCGCACCAGTCTGGTTAAGGAACTTCAGAAGCGGAGCGCCGAAGGCACTCAGCGCTGCGAACGCATGAGGCTCCATACCCGGCACGTTAAACATCGCCGCTGCTTCTTTCCACTTATCCAGCGTACCCACCGGACCAATGAACTTGGCCAGCTTCTGCGTGACCTTTGACGGCGGCGAGTAGACGTGCCCCGTCGCGGTAATCTCTTGGTCGCCAATGACGAACCGGCTGTTGTTCTCTACCCATCCAAATTGCTGTCTCATGATTTCTGCCTTATCCTTCTTTAGGCGCATATCCGCCGATGACATGATGTAGTCGTGTAGTATGTTGGCTTTCTTCCCCCGCAGGTAAGCACCCCCGTCCGCCATTATCTTGCGGAACTCATCAAAGACCGAGACCTTCATCATGGGGAGCGTGAACTCCCGTATCCCGTCGTTGGGTAGGTGCAGGCGAATAAGCACGTGGTCTTTGTATCCCCCGTCGACGCGGTCCGTGATGCGCTTCACCACATACAGGTCAAAGGGGTAGATACAGACTGGGTCCGGTTGCTCTCCGGCTTCGTTCTTTTGCGGCAGTACCCAGACACCGCCGCCTTCGCCCCGGTAATAGGGTGTGGGGTACTCAGGTATCTCGAACGTCCGGACCTCCCCTAGTATCTCCTCCACCTTGATATTGTTGGCGGCCACTTTGGGGATTTTACCTAGGTCGCGCGGACCGAAGATTTTGCCGAAGTGCTTGCACCCTTCGCAGCGGTCCGGGCTTGTGGCCTTGTACCGGGTGCAGCTAGTCGCCTTCCGGATGGTGGCTACCTTCCTGTCCACCTCTTCCGGGTCGTAGCCGGGGTGACCGTCCGACATCAGGTGAACCGCCGTGGAGGCATCCTCGCACAACGCCGCCACTGACAGGGCGTAGAACCACTCGTTATAGTCCACCGTCTCCCTATTGGTGTAGGCGTGAGCCAGCTGGGCGCAGCCATCACCGCTGGCGGTCCGCTTCATGATACGCTTGAAGCTGTAGCCTACCCCGTCCAGCATAGCCTGCTGCTGGGGCGGGGCCTTGAAGTTCGGGTCGAAGATAGACTTGGGCGCTGCCGGTGGTGCTACACCAAGCAACCCACAAAAGTCGTCGAAGTCGATAAGGTCCCCGACATGCGCCACGGTGACAGGAGCCTGCCCGCCGCGCTTCAAGTTGAACGTGCCCGGTATGCGCAGGATGCGCGCCGCCTCAAAGACCTTCTCATCCACGCGCAACCCTTGGGTGCGGCAGACCTCGCGCAGCCGTGAAGCCACTGGCTCCCACTGTGCACGGCTAACTTCTTGGTTCAGCGCCCAGTAGACGTGCCAGCCATGACCGGAGTCCACCAAGGTAGGACGGGGCAGACCTACGGTCGTGCAGAAGTCCCGTAACGCTTGAAGCCCCTGCCCTTGGTCGTCGTAGTCCTTGTTCGGACCGCAGTCGATGTCCAGCCAGAAAGCCTTGAGAGCCTGTACGTTTTCCTGAGTCCTGCTGGTTGGCTCTACGTACTTTGCTACACCGAAATATACATCCCTACCTCCCCGTAAATAAGTCTCGATTGCTGCGTCCGCCTCTTCTCGGGTCGGTACGAGCGTCTGCCGTACATACCCGTCCTTGATACCGACAATGGCGATATGGCCAGACGCGGGCTGGACGTGCTGTAGAAGGTCGAAGTCCATAGGGCGTCACTCACCGCTGCGGGGAAAACCCGCCAGTTCTGCTCTCTTTGCGTGTGTTAGTCGAGACTGGCTAAAAACTTCTCTACCGCTTCCCGATGGGACTCGGCAGGGTCGTACGCGCCTACGAACCAGTTATAGATCGTTTGGCGAGTCACCCCTAGGGCCCCGGCGACTTTCGTCACCGGGACACGGCGCTCAATGCAAGCTTTGCCCAAGCGCACTCCTAGACGGGACCTATCCCCTTTCCAGATAGCCTCGGCTACTTCGATACTGTAGCCGCGCATGGCTTATTCTCCCTCGTCCTCACCATCATCCAGCCACGAAGCCATGGCCTGCTTCAGCTCGGGCTTGGCGGTAGCAGTGTCGGCCACGTTACGCTTAGGCGCAGCGCGCTTCACCGGAGCTTCCTCCTCTTCCTCTTCGTCACCGAAGGGGTTACCCGCAGGTGCAGCGGAGATAGCCTTGGCTTCAACCGTCTTCGGTTCGGCAGGAGCAGCGATAGCCTTAGTGGCACCACCGGTTTCCGCCACGGACAGACCCACGTAACGCTTGGTCTCCGGGTCTTCCTGTGCAGCGTCCACAAAGCCAGCTTCCACCTCGGTCAGCAGACGCACGGGGGTGAACTTCAGCTTCATGGTGTCCGCGTCGAGGTCGTACATCACACGGGTGACGACAGTATCCACAGCTTCGCCGTTGGCCATCAGGAACTTCTTGTAGCTCTCGAACGGGTGGACGTTGTCGGTGCCCTTACCAAAGAGCGAAGCAGCCGGGATTTGCATCTGGTAGACTTCGCCAGACGGGTCACCAACCACCAGCACAGCGATGCGGCGCAGGAAGCGGCAGGCGCGGCCCTTACCATTTTCGCCAGAGCCTTCGACGTTCTTAGGGCAGGCGGCGCAGGAGGAAGCAGGCTTACCAGCGGCCTTGGCATCCGGGGTCTTGCCATCGTTCGACCAGCAGTCAGGCAGCGTGGCCTGCGCGCTGGGGTCATACTTGGAGGCGTAGAACTGGCGCGACGGCTCAGCCAGCAGGTCAACGACGATGACGTCCAACTGGTGCGGGACTGCCTTGCCAATCTGCTCACCACCCACGATACGCTTGAAGGTGCCGTTGGTGTTCAGCGCGATGCGGCGCAGGCTACCGCCGTTGCTACCCATCTTGTCCAGCAGCTTAGACTGGCGGCGGACGGTGGGCAGGTTGGACGGGTCTTGGAAAATAGTCAGGTTGCTCATGGTTATTCGCCCTTTTTGGTGGGTTTGCGGACTTGGATTACAAACTTGCGGTCGAGCTGAAGGCCCGCCGGCATCAGGTCTGGGTTCTCGTCCAGCACCTGCTGCATGTTCCCGTTATGGATACGCTTTTCGAGGATAAACGGGACGTTATTCTCGACTACGAAGTTGTACATGGACTCCCAGTCGTTGGTCCAGTAGCGGGTCTGAACGCGACGCGACACAGTCCCCATCGGGGTCTTAACGCTATCCAGATTGTGCGCGTTACAGAACTCCAAGATAGCGGCGGAGATAACCGCAAGGCTTTTCTCCATCTCCTCCATCTTCAACTCAAAATCTTCTTTACGCTTGGCGATGGCATCACGCACCTTTCGGTACGCCTCCACCATCTCTTCGATACTTACTGAGTCCGACATGGTTTGCTCCTTCGGTTGCCGGGGTTGTTTGTGTAGCAGCGGTCTTAGACCGTGTCAAGTATATTTCTGTACAGGTCGATCAACCGTTCGTGGTTTTCGATGTTACCCTGAAGCATCTTGTACAGGCGGGACTCCACCTCGCTGCCCCGGATGTGCATGATCGTCATGGCGTTCTTCTGGCCGGGACGGTTGATGCGGGCGTTGGCTTGGAGGTAGGTCTCCACCGATGTTACAGGCGCGTACCAGATGATTGTGTCTGCTGCCGTAAGGGTAAGGCCGTGACTGGCGGCCTGCGGCTGGATAACCAGCACCTTTGGGTCGGGGTCGTTCTGGAACTTGGTAACGATATCGCTGCGGCGATTGACCGGCACCTTACCACTAATGAGAGCGCAGCTGATGCCTTCCTTCTCCAGTCTGGCTACCAGTATGTCGATGGTGTGGGTGAAGGGTACAAAGACCAGCACCTTGTTGGACGTCTCGTTGATAATCTCCAGCACCGCCGTGATACGGTTGGAGACGTCGAACTCCAGCACCTGCCCATCGTCCGTGTAGACCGCGCCTCCGCTGATCTGGAGTAGCTTGTTCACCCGTCCGGCGGCGTTGACGGCGCTGACCTCTTCACCCGCTGCCTCGATGAGCAGCTGGCTCTTGAGCTGGTTGTAGTACTTCTTCTGCTGGGGGGTCATCTCCACCTCCCGCTCGACGTGGACAACGTCTGGCAGGTCAAGGCAGTCCTTCTTCTCGAACCGTATCGCCGGCTGAAGCATCTCATGCACGACCTTGTTCGCGTGGGGCTTAGGTGCCCACTTGAACTTGCTGACCGACATCATCACGCTGTCGCGGAAAGGCCCAAAATATTTCGGGCACTTGGGTGTCTCCAAGAGCCGCGCCAGACCGTAGGCATCCAGTGGTGATTGTGCTGCCGGCGTACCCGTAAGCATCCAGATGCGGGGACTAGTATTTTTCACGATCCTGTTCAGGATTTTCCAGCGGTTGGTCTGGGCGTTCTTGTAGGCCGACGCCTCGTCCACGACGATGAGGTCGAACCCCCCAGCCATGATTGCATCTAGCGCGGTCGCCACGCCATCAAAGTTGATGACGACAATGTCTGCCCCGGCTTGGATAACCTTCTCACGCTGCTTGGCGCTACCGTGTGCCACGCTACACGACCGGTGCATGGCAAACTTAAAGACGTCTTGCTGCCATGCCGACTTCATGATGGACAGCGGGCACAGCACAAGGGCGCGCTTCACAAGCCCCTTCTTCATCAGGTAGTCGGCAGCCCAGATGACGCTGGCGGTCTTACCCGTACCTTGCTCGTTGAAACAGAACGCCCGCTCGCGCAGCGACAGGAACGAAGACGTAACCTTCTGGTGGTCGAAGGGGGTGTAGCGCCCGGTCCACTTATAGTCGCGCAGGATGGGCGACGGGGCATCCAGCCCCAGCTTCACCAAGGCTTCCGCTTCCTTGTGCCCCCAGTTCACCAACACACCCTCACTGGTGTTAGCGCTCTTTGTTACTACAGATGTAATAACAGACGGGTCGTCAACGCTGACGAGCAGCGCCTTGTCTTCGATAATCTGCACTAGTTTGCTCCTAGCTTGTTACTTCGAGCGCTTACGCTCTCGTGCGCTAACCTCCGACACGAGGTTGCCTTTGCTGTCCCGCTTGAACGAGCGGTTCTTAGACTTCGGCTCGGCCCGCAGACCATCACCGTTGGTGCCGCCCTTATCAAACGCGCGGACGTGGGCCACGTCCATGCCATCGCCCTTCTTGACCTTGCCGGTCTTCATGAGCTTGGCTCGGGCAGCGTTGCGCTTGGCCCGGTTCTTCTTCTGCTCCGGGGTGCCTTGGTACTTTTCGTACTCCGACTTGTAATCCCTAGCCACCCTCTACCTCCTTCGTCTCGAAGAACGGGGCCGACAGTGTGACGGTGCGCCCCGTGGAAATCGACTTGGCTTCTACCACATCCGGCCACGCTTGGCTCGGCCCGATTACTCGGGTAAGGTAGTACAGGTAGCCGTGCTTGTTAGCCCTACTCTGGTGGTAGCCATCAAGGCTTGCCTTCAGGCTCAGCAGTTTCATCCACGCCTCCGTGGTCGCCAGTGTTCGCACGTCTCGACCGGGCACCAACCACACAGCCCGCTGGGGTTAGCGTTCCACACGCCGTTCTCCTTAGCCGCCTCCAGCCGGTCCAGCTGGTCATCGAACACACCCATGTAGGTGGGCAGGTGCTGCCTGTGGTGAATCTTCCTCGGCATCTCCTGACTGACAACGTACAGGAGAGCAGAGTTGATGGTCTCTACCTTGGGGAAGTGGACGAAGATGGCTCCCGCCAGCAGGTCCAGCTGTTTGATGTCCGCGTACTTGGCGTTCTTGCCTGTCTTGTAGTCCACCAGCCACGCCTTGCTACCGTTCACGATGAGCAAGTCAGCGATACCCCGATACCAGACGTCCTTGTCAAAAAAGCCTCGCGGCTCCAGCGCCTTGGACACGCCAATCTTGATTTCGGCGTACTTGGTGCCTTGCTTCTTCGCCAGTGGTTCCACGATGGGGCGCATGAAGGCGAACTTCTCGGGGATGGGTGCCCCCTGCGTGATGAATAACTCAGCCGCTTCGTGGACGGCGGTCCCATAGTCAGCAGCTTCCCCCGCCTCGTCCTTGACGTCCTTGACCACCTTCAGGTGGAAGTACTTCTTCGGACATTGGTCGAAGGTTTTGATGCTGCTATAGGACCACGCTGTCATTACTTCTTAGCTTTCCTAAAACGACCGTTGCCGTCACGTATATCATTCTTACTGGCTTCAGCCAATGCTTTCTCTAAGCCAACGGTCCGTTCATGAAGCTTTGCATATGCCTCTTTAAGTTCTCCCAAATCGAACTCAAGCAGGTCAAGCTCACGCTCGTTTTCTTTACTGATGAACTTAAGCTCTTTATTGACGGTCTCAAGCTCTTTGATCTGCTTAGTCAGCCTAACATAAGTCTGCTCAGCCTCGGCCAGCTTCACTCGTAGTTCGCGGGCTTCGCCCCATGGGTTGTACCATGACATAGCTTCCTCCTCAGTTTGCGTTGTCTTGAAGCCGGTCTGCGACCAGCTTGGCGTAACCAGCGATATCAAGGAAGTTATCCTTGTGCGTCGGGTCGCCGTACACGACACGCCCCATCTTGTGGGCGATCATCTCCATACTCTCACGCATATCAGCATCCATGGCTTCCCAGCTGGGGCTGCTCCGCATAAGATACTTCACACCCTGAATGAACTGCGCCTTGCTAGCATAGTCGCCGTAGTCCTTGCCACGCTCGACCAGCACTTGCTCGATGGTGTTGCCCTCGCAGGCGACGGGCTCGGACTTCGGCTGCTGGGCCCGGTAGATGGGGTTAGACTCCAGCTCCGACTGTAATACCCGGTACATGGGAGCAGACTCAATACACCGCTTGGCCGGCTTGACCGGCGCGTAGTGCGGAGCAGTGATCGGGTCTTCGATTAGGTCTTTCCACAGCCTGCGCGTGTCGTTCACAAGCGCCCGACTAGCGCCTATGACTTCGGCAATGCGGAGGTTACCACACCGGGGGTGCGCCTGCATATACTTCAGTATCAGGCTCGTCTTGGTACGCGGAGCGTAGTCTGGGTCTTCCTTGCGCGCATCCAACTGGAAAACACGCCAGACTGCCTTGGTGGGTATGCCCAGCTTATAACCAACCACCTTAAGCTCGTCTCCGGGGTGGGCTTCCAAAAAAGCTCTGATCTGGTCGTAGTCGTAGTCTTGTGTAGCTCGTTTAGTCATGGTCTGCTCCTTACTTTAGGTTCCCGCCGCTTTTCAGTATGTCACCGTCGTATGTATACGTGCCGGTGTGGGTAAGACGGATGAAGGGGTGGGCATGGATTTTACCCCCGTGTTTCCGCCACAGTTCGCAAAAGTGATAATCTTCGGACAGCAACGCCCCACTGTCGTCGATACTCGTTGCGAAAAATTCATGGGTCAAAGGCTTGGCATACTCCCCCTTCTCCGGGTCAAAGAACGACGACACCCGATAGGTAGGTACATGCGGCGCAAGGTGTTCAAACACACCGCGCTTGATAAGCATGAAGCCGGTACCGCCATGGCGGACCTCGATGAAGCCCTCTGGATCGGTCTCGACATCCCCGCTGCCAACCATGTTGAAGACGAACGCACCAGCGTGGTCGTGCAGGTCGTTCTTACCCTCACGCGCCGCCTTCTTGACGCTATCCCAGTTCACTTCCTTCTTGGGGTAGATGCCGCACGCGATGTCCCTGTCTCCCGCTAGCAGCATAGCCACAGCGTTAGCGTCGAAGCCAATGTCAGCGTCGATGAACATCAGGTAGTCGTGGCCGCTCTCAAGGAAGACACGCGCCAGTTCGTTACGGGCGCGGGTGATAAGGCTCTCGTTGGTGATCTGGCACCACGCCACATGCACCCCCAGCTCACGCATCTTGGCGACCGTGAACAGCAGACCTTGCACATACGCACCCGTGCACATGCCGCCGTACATGGGAGTAGCGATCATCAGGCTCGGGCGCTTGGTCTCGACCGGCGTCACCTTGTATTCGTCACTCACTTCGTTTGCTCCTTCTTGTGCTGGTACACCTGCCGCGCAGCGGCGGCGAGGGTCACGCCAAAGTGCTCAGCGATCTCCTCAAAGGGCTTACCCTCTACGTACATATCCCAAGCCACCTGACGCTTTTCAGGCGTCCACCAGCCAGCAGGCTTGCGGGGGCGACTGACAATGTTACCCGTCACTTCTTACGCACCGCAAACTGGTGGCCGATGTGAACGATGTCGAGTGATTCCGCAAAGGTGTTCACAAAGAAGTCCGTAGCCATCTTAGGGCGATGGAGAATGTCGCGGCTATCACCCCACAGGTAGTCGTCAAACACCATCAAGCCACCCTGCTTCAGCAGCGGCCACGCCATGCAAGCGTCGGTCAGCACATCCTTGGCAGTATGGCTGCCGTCGATGTAGATGAAGTCAAAAGTCGGGTGGTCTTCGGGAGCTTCCACCAACCAGTGAGCAAGCTCCTGCACGGATGCGGACTTGTGCTGGAAGATACGGCGGCGCGGGAACTTCTTTGCCGCGACAACCAGATTATGCCGGAACCGATCTTCAATACCCTGCACGGTCTCAGCGCTGTGCTCCTCGCTGCCTTCCCATGTGTCGATACAACGAAGGTTATCACCCTCGGTCATCATGTTCTCGGCCATCCAGACGGCGCTGCGGCCCTCGAACGAACCGATTTCAAGGAAGTTACGCTGCCCCGGCGTACCCGGTAACAACGTAACCAGCTGCTCCCACACAGGGATGTTGTGGCTGAACCAGTCTTGCGTGAATGTGTATTCGGTCATTTGCTTGCTCCTATTCTGGTACGCGTTTGAAGTTAATGGTGGGGATTAGAACTACCTGCTCAACGTCCATCGGGTCGCCCCGGTCGTAGCGCCCACCTGTGCTTACGGTGTGTTCAGTGGGCAGTTGAATAACGCCAAGCTGGTCGGTCCACTGCACAGCCAGAAGCGCATCCATGCTGTGACTGGTTACGTCACACAGTGCGTCGTACTTATTTTTGCTAAGCATGTAGGTAGGGTATCGGCTGCGCTCGTTTTTTCTGGTTTTCACCTCGACCACACACTTGCGGTCACTAAACGAGAACATGCCATCATAGAACGCATACTCCTCGGTGGGCACCTCTGCCTCCAACCCGAACGCCCGCCCCAGCTTACTCAGGACGTAGTGTTGGTTGCCACGATCAGCCGCGCTTTCGTATTTCGGCCTACCCGCCATGATCTGCTCCTTTGTCGACATGCTTCGCCTTCAGGACGTCATCGTAGCAATTCTGGGTTAAACGGATTACGTCTTTCAGGAAGTCGGCTGCGATAACCCAGTCTGTCTCCTTCAGCTTGAGTACGTCCATACCTACGACTCGCCCATCTTGGCCGTCCCAGCGGAACCTGAGTTTAATCTCATCACTAATAACGCGCCCGTTTTTCGCTGCGTAGTGCTTCGCGTTGTAGTCCGGGTTTTTAAGAAGCCACGCCCGCCTAGAAGCCTTCTGGCAGGTCGTGCAAAACCGCGTACCGTTCGCCCTATAGCTAATGTTACCCTCTACAAATGGGTGGCCTTGCTTACACACAAGCTTCTTCCGGCGTCCGCGCTTATTCGGGCGTCCGGGCCGCGCAGGTAGGGGGTCGTACCCCAGCGTGTTTTCCAAGTCTTCAATCTCACCCGCCATAGCTTGCTCCCATCTTGCTCTCACAGTTTAACGGCAACGCCGCTGCCCACTTCGGGCGGATACGCATACACTGCTCAACGAACGCACGCGCCTCGTTAGCTTCCTCCTGCGGTGCTACCACCACCACGCTATCGTGGACGGTCATGGCTACCTTGTACCTCCGGGCGATCATCAGCATCTGGTTAGCGATGATGATGCGGGCCAAGGCTTGGCAGATATTCTCGACGCACTTGCCGCCGTATATCCGCGTAGGGATAACCGCTCGGCCCTTCTTGGTGTCGTACACCATCTCCTGCTTGCCCTTGTCGTTCAGGATAAGCCGCAGGTTGGGGTAGCGGAGGCGCAACAGGTTGGGGAGTACGATACCCCCAGCAACAGCCAGCTTCATGCCCTCACCAATCGACGTAAGGTTATTGAGGGCATGAAGCTGGCTGTTGCT